TCCATCAGCGCCGCTTCCAATTCGCGCGCGCCCTTGAACTCCAATGTAAGCATCGACAATGCCCTCCGCGATTAAGCCTTGCGGCGATGGGTGATCGTAAATGCTGCCCTTGCGCTTCTTGAACGGCTTGCCATAGCCGTTTGAGTGCGGGCGACGCGTGCGGACCTTCATGACAACCTCGCCTTTGCTGTAACCTCAACCCAATCCTTACGCTTCACCGACGGGACAACGCTTTCAACATCCCACGTCTGACCGTCAAAAACCAAACGATGCGAACCGGGCGTCATGCCGCGCGTGAACGCGCTGGACCGAAAATAAAACGTGGCAGGCAAAGCGCTTTGCTCTTGCGCTGCCAGACGCCGCTCTGACGCCCGCCCATAAGACACCGATGCCCAAAGCCGCCGATCTTCCGCCCACGCCTTAACAGGCGTTCCAAGCGCATCTTCTGTCTCGGTAAAAGCCTCAATTGAAACGCGGCGATCAAGGCGCATCAGGCCACCCAACCCTTGCGATATTTGTCAATAATAGTCTGCGCACCAAACGGCACGGCCATCATCTTGTCAGCGCTCGCCGCGTCAGGATAATCATACAGCGAACGGGCTAAAATCTTCGCGCACGTTTTCAAGTCAACCGGCACTGCGTCGATGTCACCAAAGCCCGCGCGCCATGTAATCTTGATCGCGTCTTCACGGTCATCCAGTCCCGTCGGCCAGACCGTGCCATCATTCGGAACGACATAGGCCCAATCCTCATTGGCGTATAGCGTGAAATCGTTCACGTCGCCAGCAGTCTCCACACCGTCCACCCAATAGCTGATCGCCGTGACTGCCAGAACAGGCGTGACAGGCAAGTAAGCGCGCTCTTCGCCGCGAAGGCACTGAAAGGCCAGCGACCATCTTTGCTCGCCTACAGCTTTGCCCAAAAGGCCGTCATAGCCATCCAGCATCTTGCACGCCGTTTCCAGCGCGACGGTCATAAGCCCGTCCGCGTCCGCCTCATCAATACGCGCCCATTCTTTTGCTTCAGAAAGCGTGATAAACGGCTCTGGTGGAGCCACGTTTTGCAGCAGGTGCAAGCCGTGACTGTGGTGCGGATTAGGCACGTTTTTCAACGCCCTTCATGCGCTTCGTTTGCTTTTCGCGCTTTTCGGATTGAACCGGAACAGCTTGGCCCGCAGCAATCATGCGAGACGCCTCACCCGCGCCGACCTCGATAACGTCACCACGGTTTTCAGCGCCATTCGCGCCAACGCGGCTTGTCAACAGCTTCACTTTAACAGCCATAATACCCTCCAAATGGATTGAGAACAGGGACGCCGTAACGTCCCTGAATTGAACCCAATTAGGATGCGGCGAAGATGCCGTGCTTAATCGCGGCGTTGTCCGCCAATTCGCCGTCAAAGCGAATATAGCCCGCGATACCAACACCCGGCCAGAAATCCTTATCGGAAATCGCGCCGATCAGCGGAGCGCCAACCTTGCGGACAAAATACTTGCCGAAATCACCGAACAGGAACGACTTAGCCGATGCACCAACGTCTGCCATATCCTGATTGATATAGGTCGGACGACCCAGCAACGTGCCGGGCGCATCGCCGCGAACATCACCCATCGACCAGAGATAGTTTCCGTCGCCGTCTTTCAGCTTGCGAACCGCAGCCAGCGTGGCGTCGTTAAACATCCAAGCGACACGCGGGCCGACACGGTAGGCCGGATCGACACTATGGAAGAGGTCAATAAGCTCATCACCAGTGAAAGCCGCCGCAGCCGCAAACGTCTTGCCAAGCGTAGAAGCCGTAACGACGCCATTCGGCGCGCCGGAACCCGTGCCAACCGTTAATTCAAGGTTAGCCTTGCGACCCATGCGCTCACCCAACAACTGCGCCAGAAGCGTCTGAATGTTGAAGTCGCTGTCATCCAAAAGCTCTTTAGAGATACGCAGCCACTCGGTGTTGTAAGCGAAGCTGTCCAACTGTTTTTCACCGAACACAACATCTTTGCCGCCATCATCCGTCAGCGTTGCGCCTTCGGTGTGATCGGTCGTGGTAGACGTAGTATCGTTGACAGTCGGCATGGTGATGGTGTTGCCCGCGCCCGTGACAAGCTCTGTGGTCACGCCGGGGTTATACATCGGGCCATAAGCCTTCATGCTAACGATAATTTGCTGCAACAGGTCCGTCGGAACCGTAAAGCCGCCTTGGCTGTCCGTTCCGGCCGTCTGCGCCCGCGTTTCACCTTGTGACAAGATCGCGCGCTCTTCGGCAGAAAGCTGGATGTTGGAGTTAGGGGCCATAGAACGCAAGTTCTTGTAGAAAACCTGCGAGTAAGTCGGCGCACCTTCGCTAGCCGTGCCGCGCTGCTCTGCCGCCGCACCATTCGGGCGACGCTCTTCACGCTGGCGCTCTTGCTCTTCTTGGATAGCACGCTCTTGGCGCTCAAGGCGTTCAAGGCGTTCAATCTTGGTGTCCAATTCAGACGCACGGGCAAGGGCTTTGTCAGAACGCTCCTCCAGTTGCGCCGCTTCGGCGTCGTCTTCTACATCAGCGGCTTGGTCGATAAACGAACGCGCCTCTGTGATGACTTTTGCGCGCTCTTCGCGCAGGGTTTGTAGTTGGCTCATGATAATCTCCATCTAAGGGCCAGGGCGTCTCACGACGCTCATTGAAAATAAGCGCTAAGCGTTATTGCTTAGAGCCGTTCTCTCCTGCACGGAGGTAATTCTGCTTCATCTTGATGCGCAGCTTCGTGTTTGTGTAATTACGCTTTGCCTTGTGAGCCTCATAGGACCGCAAGGCGCATTCTGTTTGCGGGTAAGCCCCGCGCGGGCAGACCGTCACGTCATACAATTCACCGACGCGCTTAATGGTTCGAACTGGCGTTTCGCCCGTTTCGTCCCATTCATCGACGCCGCCACGCATGGAAAAGGCAAAAGACATCTGGTCAACATCGCCGCGCTCCATAGACACTTCCAAGTCCCGCGCGAATTGTGTGTCGGGCAGATCAATCTCGACGCGAAGCCCTTTATCGTCTTCGGACATGCGCAGCGTTCCGGCTTTGGCGCGACCTAGCGGAAGCTGATTGAAGTCGTGATTGTAAAGCGCATGAACGTCGCTATCCTTTAGCGCCTCTGTGAACGCCCCGCGCTCGATTTGCTCTTCAAACCAGCCAATGTCCGTGCGCTGGCCAAACACCGCCGCATAACCCACAATCATGCGCCGCTCGCCGTCGCCGTCATTGCGGACTTGCAGCCCGCCCGCAACGCGAACGTCTTTATCGTTATTCTTGGTCATCATTTACCCCCGGCGGAGCCTGGTTTTGTTGTCCCGCCATGTCGATGGGGACCGTTGCGCCCTGCATGAAAAGCTGATCGGACGCCTCAACATATTCAAGGTTTTCCCATTCGCGCGGCTCGGAGGGCTTATAAATACCCGCCTGAATACCGCGCGCATAACCTTCGACGCGGGTCTTGAAATCACCCCGCAACAGGCCATCCACATTCAACTCGACATATTGATTGGAGTCGCGTCCAAATAACTTCAGGTTCAATTCCTGCTCGAATTGCTCAATCCAACGCTTTAGCGTGTGCTTCACAAAATGAAGGTCTTGTTGCTCCGTATTAGAAAACGTCCCGTGCGTTAGGTCTTGCAAGAAAACAGGCGGCAGGCTCAAAATCCGCGCGATTTGCTCGATGCAAAACCGCTGCGTCTCGATCATCTGCATCTTTTCAGGGTCAGAACCAAGGTTCTTAATGTCCATGCCCGCCGGAAGGGTCAGCGCAAGCCGCTCTTCCTTCGCGGCCTTGCGAACAGACGCTACAAGATCATTAGACGCCCGCTTCATAGCCTCCGGCGTCTGGAAATTGCCCGTCACAACAAATGGCGGAACCCCGCCGTTCTGAAACATCTTGGATCCATACTTCGACAACGCCAAACTAAGCGCAAGCGCGTCCCGACCCATCGTGACCGGCCCGCGATGCTCTAAGCCGTCTGACTTCAGCATAAACGGGATGTCGATGATCTCATCGGCGCGATAAATGACCCGATTGCGCCCATTTTCCTTATATTCGTAAGTTTTGACGCCGTTTTCGCGTTTGATCGTGACGCAATTCGGGTCAAGAATGTAGAAATCGACCGGACGGCCTC